CTGTCTTCAGCTTATCAACCATAGCAGACTTGATGACTGCATTATCAATCAGAGTCTCACCAGTTATGTGGGTCAACTTACCAGTAATACGATTGTGCCCATTTGCTCCAAGATTGATACCAGAGATGATATCTCCAGCTGAGTTGATGTTCTGAACAGCCCACGAACCATCCAGTTGAGTTTGAACCGTGCGAACTGCTTCAGACATATCATCTAGTTGACTAGCTTTATAGCCATTTGTTTGAGACGCACGAACGAGCATAATCTCTTTAATTTCAACCCAGCCATTTTGAGCTAAGTAGAAATAAAGTGGATAAAGTTCGCTATTCCCAAATTCAAAATCTCTGCTGATAGTGTACGTTTCGTTGAACTCTTGCCAACTGCTTGAAACTGCAGTTGAGCTTGTGGCTACATCTGAAGCAAAAATTGCATCATTTGCTTGGTGATTTTTAGCAGCAACCGCGAAATTATGGTCTAATCGCCCCATAATACGATACTTAAAATTAAGAGTATAGGTCTCACCTCTAGGCATTCTATCGATGTAGAGTGGTAGTGTGAATCCTGCGAATGTATACCCTGAATTACCAGTGCATCTAATGGTAAATATACCGTTATTCACAAATACTCTCTTAGTATTGCCTTCATTGACTAGCGTATGTCTGTCCATTGACTTCGAGCGGACGATTAAGTTATTATCACTTCCAAGGTTTTTAGCGACTTCCACTTGAAATAGCTGATTCGTCAGAGCCATGCGAGCAACCTTATTCGAAATGTCATTCTCGTTGCTACCGATGATGCGCTCGTATAGCCGACTTGTTTCTTGAACTCGCTGGAAGTCTGTCTGATTTGCCTTGTTAGCAATCTGCGATGTAATGCTTGCAAATCGACTATCAACTGTTTGCTTGTATTGAGCTATTTTGGTAGCAATATCATTGTTAGTCTGCGTGCTTATCGCACTAAACCGACGTTCAAGACCTCTCACATCCTCTTGATAAGTTGATTTACCAACATAGTCTCTGGATATCTGTTCACGAACTGCGCTGACTTGACGAGCGCTCTCATCTCGTGCATAATGTTGCAAACTCTCTTGTCGCTGACCGTCTTTGCTGATGTAGGTCTCAACAGCGCCCATTTTAGAAAATAGACCGTCTGCAGTGCTTTTAACCTCGTTTAGCTTCGTGCCGTATTGAGTCTTGAACGACTCAATCTGGCTGAGAGCATTTTGAGATGATGCTTGTAGATTAGTAATGTCTGCTCTTGCTCGCTCACTAATTCGTTTCGCTTCTTCAGCGAGTGAGTTACTTGCACCAGCACTTCGTAGAGCCTCTTCGGCTTTTCGCCTAGCTTCTTGGATTGAAGCATTATCGAACGACTGGAACTTCTTGTCGATTTCGCTTGAGATTTGACGTTTGACTTCTTCGGTTCTGGCTTTGGCGAGTTCGAATTGATCATTAAAATCTTTCTTGATTTTTGAGACCTTCTGGTCAAAACCTTTATCTGCCTCTTCAATTTGGTTTTGGATTTGTTTTTCAAATTCGTTGAATTGTACAATCTTCTTCGTTATGCTTCCTGCGTATGAATACTGCGCATCATTACCAGCTTTACTGTCTGCACTAATACGACCACGCAAACCGCCCTTAAACGTGAATGATTGGCTCAATATTGGCGATTTGAACGTCTCACCAGTATTCGTCTTGATAGTCACCCATTCTCCCACATTAAGCAAGAGATGGCCTTGGTAGTTCAAGTTAAATGGATAGTATCGAATATCCTTGATTTTGTGATAAAGATTATCCAAAATCGATTGAGTCATGAATAAATTATCCAATTCCAATGAGCGACCAGTACGCAATCCGACTGTAAGAGTCTCTTTGTCTTTCTTACAACTTATCCCAGCAATCTGATACTCAATTTCACTCTTGGTCAAACCGTGCATGAAGTAGCTATCTGCTGTAATTGTGATACCTGAGTCAGTCAAGTCCTTGATTTCAAGTTTTCCTTCTCGATTAAAAAAACAAGACATCCCAAGCATCTGAGTAGCTAGACTCAAAACATCTCTGAATGTCATTTTTTTATTTTTGGGAATCTGCTCGATTCTGTAATTCATGGATGTAATATCCATGTATTCATTTGCTAATGTGATACCTGTTTTCAGACAAATCTCTTTGATTACGTGCCTGATTTCAGCTGGATAAGCCAAGTCCGTTACATGTTCACGGTTAAGCTTGAACATCCCGTCCATAAGATCAAGCTTGGTCGTTTTACGATTTCGGTCAATCTCAATATCATTGATGAAATACTCACCCATTTTGACCCATTCGTAAGTACCATCGACCAAAAGACCGATTTCTGGATAAATCTTATCTAACTTATTGAACGAAGTAATAATACTTGTGAACGTGATTTTACCGCTACCTGCACATGTTCCGCCCGGCTTATAAGTGTCACCCTTGATATAGCCATAATCAAAATGAGCCTCTTTGATGTCACTGGATTGGTAATTACCGACTCTGATAGCAAGGGTACGGTTCTTAGCAAACATAGCTTCATCAAATTTTCTACGTCTAAATATATCCATGTTCTAACCTACCTTTCTACCAGATTAAATTTTGCGCCAGACCACGGCTTGAACTTCTCAGTAAATGAATAACTCGGAGCCGTCCTATCTCCAACATAAAACGTTTTAGTTGTTTGCCCTTTTATCGGGTCCGGATACGATACCTCAACGAATTCAGGCGATACAGCATTTAAAAGCTGACTCATCTCTTCCTGAGTCAGCATTCCCCATTCGCAGTCTAATTTTCGCTTGGTCGTGATACGGTCACGCATCATGTCTCCGTTCGCATTGCGACCCGTTTCTCCGTCAATATCTTGGATACCGACTTGAAATTTTTGAGGAGGCTTAACAGCCACCCCATTGATAATTAAGCGTGCCATTTTACCTCCCTTTAAATGTTAAGCAAGACTTGTCCTGCACGTTCTTGTTCTCGATTTATTTCTTGAATAGCCACACGTCCGAATTCGTGTCCGCCGATTTGAATAACGATGTCGCCGTCGCCAGAAAATCCACCTTGTGGACTTACACCAGCCATGGCATTTACTACCGCACTGCTGACAACTCGCCCAAGTGTTTGGATGAATCCTGTATTTTCAAGTGGTACGACTGCTTCTTTACCCGCTTCACCAATCATGGCTACAGTCGGACTATCAACAATACCACCACGGGCAAGACGAGGAAGACTAACGTATCCAACGCTACCGACCCATCCTAATCCTGGAAGACCTCTGACAGTATCCAAAACTCCGTTAATCATGCCAATAAAACCATTGACTACGTTCTCGATAGTTCCAAGAACCGCATTGACTGCACTTCTGAAAGCTCCACCCACTGCGCTACCAACCATTTGACCAGCGTTAACAAAGATACTTTTAACCGTATCCCAAACTCCACTGAAGAAGCTACCAATTGAACTAAACGCGTTCTTAACTGCATTATAAGCACTAGTAAACATATTCCCAAACCAAGAAGATACATTCGCAAGAGCATTTGTGACATCGTTCCATCTCTCGCCAAACCAAGAACCTAGTTTGCTAAAGATATTGGTTAGACCAGTCCATGCTTTTTCGAACATGTCAGTAAACCATGCTCCGATATTAGCCAAAGCACTAGTCACATCAGCCCAACGTTCTCCGAACCATGATCCAATTGGTGTGAAGATATTAACGATAGCGTCCCATGCGCCTTGGAATACACCAGAGAACCAATCTCCGATACCAGAGAAGATGTTTACAATGGCATCCCATGCTTGCTGGAATTTCTCGCTAAACCATTGGCCTATTGGCTCAAAGATTTCTTGGAGCTTCGTCCATAGACCGCTGAAAAATTCACCAATCGCTTGACAAATACCACTGATAAAATCACATAGCCCTTGCCATGCTGTTTTAGCGAACTCGACAACAGTGTCCCAGTTTTGGTAGAGCAAGACACCAATAGCGATTAAGGCTGCGATTGCTGCGATAACTAAAGTTATCGGACTGGTCAAGACTGCAATAGCTCCATTGAGCGCCCATGTTGCAGCTGCTGCAACTCCTGCTGCAACCGATTGAGCGATTTCCGCTGCTGCTGCAAGCCCCATTTGTGCCGCATGAACACCCCAAGCTAGTGCTGATTTACCAAGTTCTAAAGCAGTTTTCCCTAACTCTACAATCAATTTACCTGAATTAACTACAAAGTCTTTCGCATACAACGCATTCAAATAGATGGTTTCTCCGAAGCTGACCAATTTATCAAATGTCAAAGCTTTCAAAGCTAGTCCAAGATTTTTAATTCCGCTAACAATAAAGGAAACCTTGCCACTTAATGATCCGAATACTCCTGCAAGTCCTCCAGCTTGTTCAGCCCAAGACAAGAACTTAATTCCTTGCCACACTGTTGCAAGCGTACCAATCACACTAGCAATTACAGAGATAATCTCTTTATTTTCTTTGCACCAGTCAGAAAAAGCAGTGAAACCATCAGCTACAAGTTTAATTGTATCAGCCAGTATTTTTAGCGCTGATAAAATCGCTCCGCCTAGCAAATCAGCGACGCCTTCAATACTTAAACCAAATGTATTAGACAAGAACTCAGCAAAAGGTTTCCAACTTCCTTCCCAAAGGATTTGGATGATATCAATTAGTCCGTTAAAAGCATTGGCAATAGAGTCAATAGCAGGGGCTACGTGTTCATCGTAGACACTACTTAATCCATCGCCAAACTTATCAACAACGCTTTCGATTGTTTCAAATATTGGAGCTACAATGTCTAAAAGGCTTTGGAGCATTGAAGAAATTTTAGGAGCGCTTGTCACAACGACTTTTTCAAAACCTTTAAACAGACTTCCTGCTAATTCACTACCAACTTCAACAATGGTAGATGCCAAGCTTAATAAAGTTGACACAATAGCGCTAACGATACGAACTGCACCAGTAGAAGTAATGACATCGTAGAAAGAACTAGAAAAGGCCTGAGCGATGTTTCCTGCTGCCTCTGCGATGTTACCAACATTATCAAACAAAGCGACTAGCGCCCTGATAATGCGTTCTTTCTGCCTTTCAAGACCGTTTGCAATACTTTCGGTAAGGAGTACACCAATACCAACTCCGATAGTAGCTAACGAACCAGCTATTTGACCTAAAGCATAAGCGATTTTCTCAGCCATTCGGTCAAAGGCGTTTACAACTCTTGGGTCAGTAGCGATTTCTTCAAGAGTTTTCTTGATTCGCTCTAAAGCAGCTTTAATACGCTCTAAACCTTCTGGTCTAAATGCTGCATCAAAACCTTTTTTAAAGAGGTCAAACAACCCTTTCAGCTTATCCCCAAGGCCGTCAAAAATGCTCTTGAATTGATTTCCCATGTCGGTCAACTCGACTTCTGGCAAGATGTCTTTGAAAGGTCTGCCACCGCCACCCTTTCCTTTACCACCTTTGCCACCGCCACCGCCTCCACCGCCAGAACCGCCTGCAGAGTCGTCTTTTGGCTTTTGTAAGATATTAATCTCATCAAATCCTATAAGACCTAGCAATTCTTTAGCGGCCTTCTTAGCGTTTTTGGCTGAGTCTCCAAGATTATCAGCAAGTCCTCCTGCTGAGTCCCCTGCGTCTCCGATTGCGTTTCCTAAATCATCTGCACCTCCTGCAGCGTCTTGCATGGCGTTTCCTACGTTGCTGATTGCTCCTGCAGCGCCGTCTTTTACCGTAGCCTTCTTATTGAACATCAAAGCGATAAACTCAGCGAGTTTAGCAGTCACGTTCTTCAAAACCATAGCAAAAGAGTTCAAAACAGGCATAATGGCATTGATAATTGGTAACATAGAGTTACCAAGGTTCAATGCACTATCTTTCATCAGAGACTTAAACAGGCTGATACTACCGTTGACTGAGTTGGACAAGGTATCTCCATACTTTGCCGTAGCCTGTTCCAAAATAGCCATAAGACGGATTTGTTGCTGGGTTTGGTAGTCTAATTGTTGCCAGCTCTGTCCGTTTGCGAACTTCTTAAAAGCTTCAGTGGACTCAATCATAGCCACATTGACGTTGATTCCTAGATCCTCAATTGCTTCCGTGTTCCCTAGCAAACCTGAGCGAATCCGTTCCATAACGTCTGTAATCGTGCGCCCTGAACCTTCAGCAACAACTGCCGATGTTTGCAACATCTTAGCGGTATAAGCACTTAGCTTGTTAGTATCTTTGATAAATCCAGAAAATAGGTTTGAGTAGACTGCACCGTAGTTGGTAGCCTCACCCACACCCATATTCATAGCATTGGCGTTATCGTTAACCCATTTTAAGAAAGATTGCGAACTCTCACCCATCTGCCGCTTGATTTGGTTCATAGCCGCTGATACTTCAAGAGCTGTCTGTGCTGAATACATCCCAACATCAAGCAATTTCTTACCAAGGATTGCAAAACCAGCGAACTTGGCTAGTTTGCCAAACGCACTACTGATAGAGTTCGACTGTTCACGAACTTTGGCAGTGGCATTCTTCACTTGATCAGATGTCCCCTTGACCTGATTCTCGACTTCTTTCATCTTCTTCCTGAAAGGCGCTATCTCAGCGTCAATCATGACTTTCAATTCGTCAAGAGTTGCCATTCATTTCCTCCTTCCTTTTTCGATTGTGTCTCTCTGCAAATTCACGCATCCGTTCCTTGTGCAACAAAAGCGCTTGTCTCTGTCGTTCCTGTTCTACAGCTTGTTGTTCTTCTACAAACAACTCAGGCGCATATTCCCAGAACTCAAAGACCTTGGCATCCTTCGATAACAATAAGGAAACTTGGTTGGATATCATCTGCGAAAGTCTATAAGAGTCAATAATCTTTTCTTTACGCTCTTGGGCTTTGACACGGTTATAGCTCTCAATCATTTCTCTGATTTCAAGCACGGTCAAATCCCAAAAATCAAGAGGCTTACCCCCAATGTCCAAAAACATAGGGTAAAGCCTCTCAATAATCTGCGTTACCGTTAAAATTACTCGACTACTGTCATTTTCTTCTTGTTGGAAGTTTTCTTGTCCTTGCTTCCTCGTGGAGTAAAACCCGATACTTCAAATAGTGGCATTAAGACCTCTGTCATGAAGGTTGTTTGGTCTCCACCGTTATCCACGTATTCATCGTATAGATCATAGACATCCTCAAAGGAATACCCATGTTCATACTGCTGCAAGGCTCCATGAACTAACAACAGCATAACTTTCAAAGGCGGTAAAGTGAACTCTTCGCCAGCTTCAGGCATGAAAATCTTTAGCAAGTTCATGCCGATTTTTTCTTCCACAGTTGCAGCTTGATGAGATGTCAAACGCAGCTTCAACTCTTTTTCGTCAGTAACTTTCCAAGTTGTGTATTTTAACGCCATTTAATTAACCTCCAATTCCATCAACGAATGTCAATTCAGACTGCAATGCAATCTTAAGTGTGAATTCGATAACGGCATTGACACCGCCACCGCCAAGCTTAACAGATACTTGGCCTTCAAAATTGACCTTAGTACCGTCAGGGTAAGCTTGTTCAAATTGGAGTTTTTCCTTATTGTCTGCGGCTTTACGCAATACACGATAAGGTGCGTTTTCATTATCGTTCTTGTAAGAGAATTTGTATTCCAATTCCCCTGCGTCACCGATACCGAACTCATACTTCTTAACTTTATCTTCAAGAGTAGTGTTCTCGACTTTTTCAGGTTCGATACCAAACTCTGGTACTTCTTTAAGTCCTACGAGCTTAGTATAGCTACCTTCTGTTTTTCTATAAGACAACGTAATTCCGTTTGCTAACATGTTTAATTCTCCATTCTAAATTGAAAAACAAGCTCTGAGTGTAAGTCAACAACACCTTCAAAACGCATGACTTTATGTCTCAAATGAGACGGGTCTGGCACGTCTTGGCAATCGGTTCTTCGTAAACCTAAAGACTCAAAAATCTGATTTATTTTAACAGCTAACTCACTAGTGCTGGTATCATCAAAGATATCTACCTTGTAGCGGATAGATGATTTTTGTTCCTGGTCATCAAACCATTCACCCGGCTTGTTTTGTTCTTCTAAAAAAATAACGACTGGGAATGTCTCCCAATCGCTAGGATAAGTATCAGTCACATTATCTGCGACCTTTTGCAATTCTTTATAAATAACAGGCTTGATATTGATCATTATATTTGTTCTCTTATCTTTCTACGGACATAATTCGAAATATTCTTAGACACACGCTCTTGATTGTCTCTCAAAGCTGGATAAAGATAAGGCTGGGCAGGTTGACCATACATCTTGTAGAACTCCCCAATCTTTTGAAAGTGGTACGGTCCTACATTGATTTGGTCTTCATGCACATACCACGGACTAGACCTGTAAGACACGCTGACCTCTGGTGATATACCCGAATGGCTAGCTTGTCCTTTTGGCCCTGTACCAAACTCAACGTAAGGAGCGTAGTGCAGATTGGTATAAACCTCGCCTATAACCTTATCTCCGTCCATTTTAACCCTAGTCTTGATACTATTTCTAAGTTCTCCATTGTTGCCTGGTGCCAGTCTTTTTGCATCAGTTTGGACAATGGTTTTGGCTGCATGATGAACCGCCTTTGAAACAATATCCCGTTGCGCAACATCTGACAACTTTCTGAACTTAGCTATGAGCCTATCCGCCCCTAGTAGCTCTGACACGTTCCAACTCCAAAACTTGATGGTGTGTGTAAACCTTTTTAGAAATAACCTTATGAGTCACTTTCGTCTGGCTATCGATACACACACCGTCCTTCACTTTGATAGTAGCTGACTTGTTGGCATTGGCGTTCAAAATGTCGTTGACACGCTCGCCATACAATTCAGATTGTAGCTTGCTACTAGCTGGCCACAATTCAAGACGGACTGTCTCAGCTTCATTGGCATACCCTTCTTTTGCGACACCTTCCTCTGTGACAGTCTTTTCAAACCGTCGCATTGGATAAGGTTTCAGTCTACTCTGCTTCAAAAACATGGCCTGCCACCCTTGCTAGTCTGTGCATGCGGATACGCTGTAGAAGACCCGTAGACAGGCCGTTTTCTCCGTAGACTACTGCTATACCACCCTCGGTTCTAGAGTGCTCTCCTTCCGCTCCTGAACGGTTGTGGAGCTCGATAGCAACCTCAGGTATTAAGAGACTTAAAGCAGGTGTCAAAGATGTGCGATTAGTCTCTGACAAGATAAGATTTGTAGCCCTCATTTGGAGCAACATGAGAAGCTGAGTATCTTCTTCGCCTGTCATTTTCTTCAGCAACTCTATAGACATTTTAAACTCCTTCTTGACTTAAAGGCGTAGTCTCTCCCGACACATACACTTGAGGGGCCTGAACGGTACTGACTGGGCTATAACTTACTGGATTGTAGCTTTCAGTACCGCCTACTTCCTCAAGGATATCTGATACAGATACGCCATTGCTTGCAAAATTCTCTACAAGCTCGGCATATCGTGTATCAGTAAGGTCAAGTTCTTCGCCTGCAAGTCGTTTTACGTTGGCTTCCCAATCGTAAAATTCTTGCTTGACTTTAACTTTCACTCTTTAGTTCCTCCAAAACTTCAATGGCTTCGGCTTTTGTCAACTTATAAGCGCCTGCTACACCAGCTTCTCTTGCTAGAGCTTTCAACTCTTCTAGAGTTTTATTCTCTAAATCAGAATACTGGTCAACCTGCTCTTCTTGAATGTAATGACGTCGTAGCAATAAGCTCATATCGCCACCTCTTTCTTACGCGCCACCAAATTTTACAACTCGTGTAGGGTCGTAAAGGTAAACGCCGTAGTGTTCATCTCCTGTGATTACAGTAGTCTTCTTCAAGATATCGCGGTCTGTTTCGATAGCCACGTCGCGTTTAAGCAAGATGACAAAAGCTCCGTACTTGTTAGCGTCGTCTGTCTCTGTTTGACTTGGTGACACTTTAACAAGGAAGCCTTTACCTTCATCAACTTTTTTAGATCGTACGATTTGTACACCGCCTGCTTCACCAAAAGTACCTGAGATAACAACGTCTGCACCAATGTCTGAGCCTTTGACCCATTCTTTAGCTACGTTTGTTTTCAACTTAGTTGCGTCTTTTGGATTGATGATAGCTACATACTGAGCATCTTCTTCATCTTCGAAAACGTCAAGAGCTTTATCAAGCGCTTCAAGTGTAGTAGGTGCATCATCTACGTATTGTTTCGCTGTTTTTGCTACTGCTACAAGGTCGTTATCAATCTTGTTAGCGATTGCCAAACCTAGCTGGTAAGTCGCTTGACCTACTGGGTCTCCTAGACCTGACAAAAGAGATTCATCGGTAATTTCATACCCTTTACCTGCTTTTTTGATGGTCATAGTAGTCTTTTTAGTAGTCAATTGGTCTGGCGTAATTGCTTGGCCTTCTTCAATTTCAGTAGCGTCTCCTGCATACTCCCATGCTGGCACTGTTAAAGTGCTACCTGGTTGACCTTCAAGCTCTGTCTCTACATACGCTAATGGTGTGAATTTAATCAATTTAGGTAATTTAGCGGCTACCATATCCGCCATTACTTCTGGATTAACCATAGTGGCTAATTTAGTTTGTCCTGCTGTCATTTTTCAATTATCCTTTCAATTTCTTATAAAGCTCTGGGTTCTTTAGGAAGAGTTCGTTACGGCTCTTATATCCCATGGCTCTAAACTCTTCAACAGTCAACTCATCGTTGACAGTTGGCGCGTGATTGATAGGGGCTTTCCCTTTCAACTTTTCCTGTACGCCTTTCTGTACGGCTTGCTCCCATGATTTCTGTAGGGCACCGATAGAGGCTGATACAGTCTCTGCGCTTGTCAAATCAACTACATTCACTAACTCAACAGGTAAGTCGCGCTCACTTAGCATTTCTTTAGCTTCTGCGGTCAATTCCTTACGAGCAATAGCCTTTTCACGGTCAGCCAATTCTTGCTCACGCTGATCCAACTGATATTTCTGTTTCTCGTCAGCGTTCATCTCGGCAAGTTTCTTAGCTTCGTTTTCTTTAGCTTCTTGCTCTGATTTCCACTTAGCAAATTTCTTGTCGATGATAGCGTCGACATCTGCATCTGTGTACTTCTTCTCGTCTTGCGGTTGTTGTGCAGGTTCTGCAGATACCTTTTGTTCTTCAACCGTTTCGACTGTTTGTGTTTCTTCGTTCATTGCGAACCTCCTATTTTTAAAGTCGTCCCCGACTGTAATTTCCATAGCTTTTAGAGTCTTCAATGCTTGGACAATATTAAAACCGTACGGGATTCCATACGGTTAGATTATTTTTTAATTTCTTTGATTACTTGTTTTACAAACGCTATGATAAACAGCATTAAAAACAAAAATACCAACCACCCGAAAGCGATTGATACCCAATCCCATATAAACATGCCTTTACTCCTTTTAATGTCACAATCAATCAACTTCATACGATAATGAATGAATGTCGGTTAATATTTTAGGTAGTAACTCAATCGAGCTGAACGTATCCGCCCCATAAATATTTAACTCTAATTTCACTGTCGCTGAATTGTTTTCGCCTGATCCTGAAAATTCTACGTTAGTTATCCCAATTCTTGCTGTGTCCATTTTCAATCCTTTCTGAGTACAAAAAAAGCACTTAGATTTCTCTAGGTGCTTTTGATAGATATTCTTCATATTCTTTACGTGCATAGTCAGGCATCTTTCTCTTTGCTCTGACGATAAATTCATCAAGTGGAGTGTCATTACTTGACCTACTAAAATTATAGAAATTGTTACTGAAACGATAAATCCATCTTTTAGAACGCTCACTTGTAAAAACTGGTGGATAATCTTTAGAAAAATCCTCCAATATCTGCGGATGGTATTTCTCTAAGAATCCTTGACTAAAGAAAATCGCAACTCCTAAAAAAGCAGCTTGTTCATCTGTCGCATTCTTCAATGGTTCAAACAAGATATATTCTAAATACTTTGCTTTCAATCCACTACCTCCACTTCAATAATCCTTCGTTTAGTGTCAAAAGCCATCTCTTGTACCGTTTCAGATAGAACCTTAAACCTTGTATTGGGTTTAATTATGAACTCTTTCTCATTGGTATGACTACTCAATTCACTGACATACGCACCAACAGATTGCCCTTTTTTAATGAGTATATTCAATTGAATTTCAACATCTCCGCCTCCAAAATCCTCTATAACAGATTTATCAA